GATTGGACTGCTGGGCGCACTTACCAGGTGCGTCCTAACGTTCAGGCTGTCGGAGGGACTCGTTTTGGCATACGAGCAAATTCTTCCTCACAACAGGTGACTGACCTCATAGCGAAAGCATTTGCCACAGAGGTCGGTCGCCGAAGGCTCCACGGACCACAGCGACGGCTGTGTTTATCTCAATTTCACCGTGAAGCTCTTCTTCGCGCACCATTTGCGAAGTGCGCTCAAGCTGCTCGCCGAGAGCCGCCTGGCCCTGCAGAACAAGGAATTCGTCCGCAGGCGACATGCCAGGTTGGGGCTCAAGGCGGGTAGCCGGCCGCAGATGGACCAACTTCCCCCAAAGAGGTCGAGGGGCAGTTTGCAGGTAGGACAGCGTCGCAGAATCTTTCGTCGCGACAGGCTGGGCGGGCCGATCATCTACCCAAGGAACCACGGGGGCGGACCGAAGCGGCGCATAACCAAAGCGCGGCTTCTCGGTGCGATACCCGAGGTACCGAAGGAATCGGTGTTGGCCGGCGTAGCCGGAGCTGTTCGAACTGCTGGTCTCGTCTTCGACGAGGAGATCCTCGAGGTCATGCTCGGAGTCAAAGAGCACGGCCGTCGAGGCACGTCCAACGGCGTCGGAGTAGAGCTTGTACTGCTCCTCCGTCAGCAGGCGGTCAGGGAGATCCGAAAACTGGGACTCCGCCACCTGCCGAATGCGCCACTGGGACGTCTCGCCGAGGCCTGCCGGGAATCGGGTCCACTCGCTGATGTGGTAGTACGCAGCGAGAGCGAATTTGAGATCCGACTCGGTCGGCATGCCGACAAGGCCAAGTCCACCAAGCCACTCCGGGAGGAACCACGGGAGCCCGGACGCCCGCTCCTTGAGCATTGGAGCATGGCGGCACAGGAACCAGCGGTTCACTGCCTCCCAAAGATGCGGAGGGCAGGACCGATACAGCTGATTGTGTCGGGCGCTCAGACCAAATGCGCCAAACAGCTGTAAGTCTTCGTCGGCCTTGCTCGCATCCTTCCCACCTCGATCGACCGAATTGGCGCGTTGCACGCCATACATCAAGCCGGAGTTCACCCATCGAACCTCTTTGTACGGGTTAAGGCGAACAACGGACAGGTGTCCACGTCGGTTCAAGAGCTCGGGGCCGAGCTCAAGAGGGGTACGAACCGGTGACAGACCGGCAGCCCATGGCTTGAAGGGCTGAGACATCACGTCGTACTCGAGGCGGGATCGCCG